ACCTGCGCCTTCGTGACGCCGTGCGGGTTGTCCGTGCGGGCCTTGTGGGCGTCCAGATCCGTCTGGGCCGCCGCCCCGATGTGCTCATGGGTGATCGCCAATCTCTTTGGGCGCAGGTCGGTCACCGCGCCGTTGGCGGCAATCGAGGCCACCCGCACGCAGTAGTGGGGCGTGTGGAACGGCGCGGCCTCAGTGTAATCGGGATTGGATGCGCCGGAGGCCAGGAATACCGGCGTCACCAGAGTCACCACGTCGGAGCCTTGCGGCTGAAGGCTTACGTCCAGCCAGACATCGCAGGGCATGACGCTTGGGGAGACGGACAAGGGAGCCGCTAGCGAGGCGCGAAGGCCCTCCACGAATCCGTGCCCGGCTTCGAACTGGAATGCGCCGGCATTGTTCGTGAGCAGCCAGCCGTTATCGAGGAACACGGCCCGCCCGCACATGTCCCGCATGGCCAGCCGCGCCCGCTCATCAATCCCCTTGAGCCGCACCGTGAAGTCGAGCTGCCACACGGCGGCCTCGACCGTGATCTGCGTAAGCTCCTGCGCGCCGGTGAAGACCAGCATGAAGTTGCGGGTCAGGTTGTTGCCTGGGGTGTTGGTGTTCGGGTCATAGGCGCGCTTCTCCAGGGGCGGAAATGTGGCCACGGCCACGAGCGTGTCATGCTCCGAGCAGTAGAGGCCCTGCCAGTTGAAGCTGAACGGGCCGACGGTCGAGCCGAGCAGCGCCGAGTAGACGATCTGGTTCGGATTCACGAAGGCCCGGTACTCGGGCGGGATGCCGGCCTCGTGGACCACGCCGGCGGGTATTCCCGCTGCCGTGTCGATGGGTGCGGTGAAATCCTGGTCCGGCACATTGGCGAAAACCATCGTGTCGATGGTCAAGGGCTGACTGGCGGCCTGAAGCTGGGCGATCAGCGCCGCCCCTGCGTCCGTCAATGCAACGCTCATGGTGTCTCCAATACGGCGCATACGGTTGAATGGTCGTCGTCGAAGGTCGAGCAGGCCACGCGCACGCTCTGCTCGACCGGGGACAGAAACTGATAGCGGCGGCAGGTTCGCCCGTACTCATCCACCAGGAGATCCATCGCGCCTTGGAACGCGGAGAGGCTTTGGGCGTTGACCGTGACATTGATGATGTCCCAGTCCTGGCCGTCCACGCGCTCATCAAGGCTCACAGGGCCAAGCTCCAGCCGTTTGAAGATCCTCTTCCAGCCCGCCGTGTCCCCGGCGTCGCGGGCATTGGCGTAGGCATGGGCCACGCGCAGGCGGTACAGCCGCTCCGGCTCGCCGGCGTAGGGCGTGACGCTGCGTTGCCAAGCCAGCAGGTCCAGAACTCGCGGCGAGCAGGTCATGGGATCGAGCATCCGCAGGGGCGTGGCCGCCCATTGACCCAGGCGCTCGAACCACTCGTGAGCGGCGGATGCGAGGCGCTTGGCCTTCTCGCCGCCCATCCAGAAAGGCAGACTGATCCTGTCGAGTCCGGGCAGGTCGCTCATGCCTCAACCCCCAGGGCCACATTCAGGCTGGCCAGCACGGGCAGTTCGAGCTGGGCCACGATATCTCCCCGACCGAACTCCACGCTGCGCAGATCGGGCAAGGCCGCGTGCAGCTCCTCGGCCAGGCGCGAAAGGCTGAAACGGGACAGGGGCATGACCCTGGTCACCTGGAAATCGCTGTTTTCGCGGAAGGCGCAACGCACCCGGTCCTCAACCGCTTGGCGCAGGGCCTCGCGTCGCTCCTCCCCGGCTGAAACCACGGCGTAAACGGTGACCGCAAGGTCGACCGGCATGGACGTGATGGCCATGCACTGGAGGTCATCGCCGTGGCCATGGTTGCCGGAGTCCTGGATGTGCGTATTGATCGAGTCGATCAGGTCCTGCGGAGGGATGCCGCTCTCGACCATGATGTGGCAGTTCGAGGATCCAGGCCCACGCGGCGCTTCCTTCTGGAAAAAGAGGTAATTGACCCGGATGCCGGCGAACTCGCTGATGATGGCCCGATACGCGGCGTCATGGTGATACTGCCCCACGGCCGCGAACTGGTTGCGGCAGCGTAGGCGCAAGGCCTCGTCATCCTCCACGTCCGCGCCCGGCGAGGAGAGCCAATCCGCGCCGTTGCTCACGGCGACCACGCCCGCCACGGGCTTGGCCAAAATGGAGTAGTAGCCAGGCCCTAGATTGTGGGCCGATCCCGGCATCTCGGCTTGCACGGCCACGGATGCGCTGAGCTGGCCATCGGGAATAACCACCTCCTCGATCGTGGCCACGCGATAGATCACGCCGTTGATGGGAGGCGATTCCACCACCGTGCCGGCCGGGATCGACAGCGCACCCGATGCGGACGCCCGGCTGAAAACGACCGAGCCCCGCGCGAACGTCTCGGCCTTGCGCGTAACGTCCACGCCCCAGGCGTAGAGGTCCAGCCAGACACCGGAGGCGTAGCGCAGGAAGATGTTGGGCAGGATGCTCGTCACAAGCAGCGAAACAAGCCACTGCGCCGGCCTGGTGACAATGGCCGAAACGAGCCTCCAGAAAGGCGACCAGGCGCTGTCGTTGGTGATCAGGCTGCCCTGGGCCGTGTTGATGGCCTCCCATTCCTTCTCCATTTCCTCCGGAGTGACGGGCATTCCGGATTCACGCAGCATGCCCGTGAAGAGTTCCGTTGCGTTCGTGTCGGCCATGCTCATGCCTCCAGCTTGAGGGACAGCTCGCCGTACCTGGCCGTGCGCGCGGTGAGCCAGTATTCGCCAGGTGCCGACTCGCTGATCTCGGTTGAGCCGGGCACGATTCGCGCGTCGTCATCCACGGCGATGGTGATCCGAACCAGGTTGGTCTGGCGTTTGCGGGCGTCGCGGTTGGCGATGATCTCCACCAGGAGCCCGGACTCGCGGAACATGTGCATGATGTCCTGGGCGATGGCGGCCCGGCCGTCGAGCAGCACGGGGTTTCCGCCGGCGTCCAGGGTCAGGTCGTCATCCGTGATGCGCAGGTCGGTGTAGTCGGGCATGTCCTATCCAGCCTGCAGGGCCATGTATTCTTCCAGCTCCCCAGGCGAGAGCGGGCGTTCGGTGTTGATCGTCACGCTGCCGATGCTGGTCTGCTTCGTGTTGGTCTTGCTGAAGTAGGAGCCGGCCGCCTTGAGCATGCCGCCGGGCGGTACTGCCGAAGCGCGCGGGGCCTCCAGGGACGGCAAGGACGCCGGGGGTTCGATCTCGGGAGCGGTAGTCACCCGGTCCATCACCGGAGGGGCGGCCATATGTCGAGGCATGGCCACGGGAATGGACGCGTGCTGGGTACCCTGAGGTATTGGGTTCACCCGCTCCAGTCCCGAAACGCGCGAGACTGGCTCCGAGCGGGCCATGGCCTTGGCCACGTCCGCGGTCGATACACCGGCCCCGCTTGCGGCCATGGACTTGATGGCCGCTTCGGTGGGCTTGGTGTCCACGCCATACGCGCGGGTCGCCACCTCGGCCTTGCCGCCGAAGCCGAGCTTGTCGCCCAGCCAGTCCCAGACCTCGCCCAGGGCCTTGAACGGCTCGATAACCCGCTCGATGGTGGCCATGATCGCCTGGCCCCACGTCGTGTCCAGGAAGGCCGCCTTGAGATCATCCCACCAGTAGATGACAGCAGCCACGGCCGCGATGAGGGCGATGATGCCGATTACGACCCAGGTCATGGGGTTGGCCCACAGAGCCGCGTTGAGCAGCCATTGAGCGGCCGTCTGCAACCCGGTCATCTTGGTCAGGAAGCCGATGACCGCGCCGGCCAACTTGAGCGGTCCCGTTATGGCCAGCGTGGCCAACTGACCGACGGCCGTGGCCGCCGCGAGCAGGCCCATGGCCCCGGCCAGCCCCATGACCACGAGCGCTCCGTAGCCCACCCAGCGGGCCACGTTGGGGGCGATGGTTATCCAGTGGGAGACGGTTTCGAGCACGTCCACGACCTTGCCCGCGACCATCTCCAGGGCCGGCAACAGCGCTTGCCCGAAGGACGCGCCGACCACGTTCACGGCCCCGCCCATGCGGCCCCAAATGTCGGTCATCTTGGCGGCCATCTCGCGGGCCTTGTCCATGCCCTGGACCTTGCCGATGGTATCTATGGACTTGGCCAGGCCCGAGGTGTCGGCCATGAGCTGCTTGATGAGCGAGACGGCCTCGTCGCTGCCGAAGGCCTTCTTGAGGGCGTCGGATTCGGCCACGCTCAGGGTGTCCCCGAACTTGCCCTGGATCTTCCCCAGGATCTCGATCATGCCGAGCATGTTGCCCTGGCTGTCGGTGAAGGATAGGCCCAAGGCGTCCTGGGCGTTGCCCACGCCGGCCAGGAAGGCCTTGTACTTGGTGCCCGCCTCGGAGCCGCCCATGGTGGCCTGCAGCGTGCCCAGGATGGCGATCTGCTCGGCCGCCTCGATACCGGCCGCCGTCGCATTGGCTCCCAGGCCGGTGAAGGCCGCGGACATCTCGTCGCCCGTGGTCTTGAACATCTGCACGGCCAGCGCGGTCCGCCCCGCGAGCTGCTCCACCCACTGGGCCTTGCCCATCCGGTCCGCCTGGTTCTTGAAGATGCCGTACATGGTGCCCATGTAGCTGGTGACCGTGCCCACGTCGGCCTTGGTGGCCTTGGCCAGCACGCCCGAGGCCACGGTGAAGGAGGAAAGCTCCCGGCCCGTAAGCCCTGCGATGGCCGACTGGATGTCATAGGAGGCGCGCACTACCTCGGCGGCCGTGCCGCCGTACTGGAAGGCGAACTTCTTGGCCGAGGCGCTGAGGATCTTGAGGGAAGAATCATCCACGCCCAGGGAGGCGACCTCGCCCAAGGCCCGGTTCAGATCGATGGCCGGGGCAGCCATCTGATGGATGGACAACCCGGCACCGAACGCGCCCATGGCTCCGGAGCCGACCTGGAGGAACTTATTGTTCACCTTGTCGGCCATGCCGGACAGGGACTTTTGCAGCTTGCCAAGCTTGCTCGAAGCGCGGTCGCGCAAGCCTATGGCGAATTCGAGTCGTTCCAGCTTTGTGGCCGCCATATCCTTGCCTCCCTACCCCTTGAATGCCGTGGCGATGCCGTTAGCCACGGCCAGCTTCATCTTTTCCCAGTAGTCGGTCTCCAGGTAGAGCGCCTCGGCCATGCAGTCTCCGTCCAGCGGACGGCCGGGGAACCACTTGCGCGAGAGCGCGAGGAGCTGCGCCACGGCGTTGTCCCCGATGGCGGCGGCCCGCGCCTCTACTTTCCCAGCTCGATCTCCAGGTCCGGGGTGAACTCCTCGAGGAGCTTGCCTGCGATCTGCAAGCCAGCGCCGGGCAGGCCGAGAACCTCGTTCAAGGCCTCCCGATCCTCGGGTTCCACGGTGCGTAGGAGGAACATCCTGGCCGGGGTGATCTTGTTGGTGGGGGTCAGCTCGTTCAGGTAGGCGTTGTACGCGCCCGCATCCACATTGAACGAGATGGGCTTGCCGTTGATGACGAGCTTGATGGCCTTCTGCATTGCTGCGCTCCTTGGATGTTCCATGGTGAATTACTTCCGCCTCGCGCCGCCCACGATGACGTCCGCGAGGGATACAAGCCGCTCCTGCATGGCATCGAGCATGACGCCTCCGGAGTAGGCCGAGACCGAGGCGCAGGCGACCCGGACCGTCTCGGAGAGGCCGTCGAGGTCCTGGAGCAGCATGTGCGTCACCACTCCGGAGAAGAGGGCCACGAGGCACGAACAGGCCCAACTCCAGATGGAACGCTCCCCACACTTGGCCGCGCGGGCCATGCCGCCGAGGATGGACATGAGGATCACCAGCCAGGTCTTCTCCAACCACTCCCAGGCCCCCGTGATCATCGTCCGCTCCCGTCGCGTTCCTCGGGCCTGGGCGGCCCGGCGTTGTCTTGCGCCCATGCGCGCAGCGCTCCCTTGTCGGTGTTGCAGTTATCCAGGGCCGCTCCGAGATCGATGGCGTGCTCAAGGAGCTCGCCGTTGGTCTTTCCGGTCCATCTCGGCCGCGCCGTTTCCCGCATCGGGGCTGCCGGAGGCATGACGCGCTCCACTACCGGCACGGACACAACCTGGGGCCTACCGGAGCAGGCCGCGCACAGTGTCAGGCACAGGAGTATCGGCCCAATCCGTCGTTTGCCGGTCATCGCGTGTGGCCTCCTTGAGCGCCCGGAGAGCGGCGCGTCGCTGGTTCTCGATTTCGGCCGCCTGGCGCTCGCGTTCCGCAAGGGCGGCGTCGCGCGCGGCCAGCTCCTTGCGCAGGTCCGCGAAGGCCTTGTCCTTGGCCACGCTCGCGGCCTGCAAGGCGGCCACATCCTGCTCGGCGGCGACCAGGTCGGCGCGCAAGTCCTTGATCGTCGCGCCCTGCCACCAGCAGGCCAGCGCCAGCAGGAGGATGACGGTGCAAACGGCGGAGCCGATCAGCCTGGCCATTACGCCGCCCCCAGGGCCATGACGATGCCGCGCTGGATGGTCGCGTGATCGTAGGGCTGTCGGCCGTTCTCGTGCCGGATGATGGCCGGAATGATCTCGGGCAGCCTGTCGGCCACGGTGATCCGCGCGTCCGCGTCCACGCCCAGGACCCTCGCCACATGCGCGGCGTAGGCCTCCGTGTCGTTCTCGCAGGGCGGAGCCCAGCGGGTGATGATCTCGCGCACGGTCTCCAGGCCATGCTTT